CCCTCCAGCCTGGACCATCGAGTACACGTTGCCAACCATGGGTCTGGCGTTGGAGATGAGCACCGTGCTGTCGATGCCGGGGGCAAACTGCCCAGACCCCAGGCGGACCCCAGCCCGCTCCCACATTGATTCCAGCGCCCGGTACGTCGGGGCGATGAGGCTTGTGTCCGCACCCAAGACGACACCGTTGACCATGGAGTTGACCATGGCTGCTTGGGTCTTGCCTTGAACTACCGGCTCCCTACCCACGGGGATGCCCTTGTTGAGGTGCTTTTCAAACGGGCCGCTGACCTCGTATCGGGCCATCATCTCGGTGACGTGCCGCTTGAGGTCCTTCTGGGCTGACGGAGACAGGGTGTCGAGCGTCTTGGGGATGCTGTCAAGCACCTCCTCTGCTGTCGCGTTGACCAAGCTGCCAACGTCCGGCACTCGACCACCACTGCCCTGCGCTGCCTTGAACAGGCTGGTGGCCAGCGACACACGGTTCTCTGCCGTGAGGCTGAAGTCCATTGTCTCGACGTACCGGGCGAGGTTGTACATCGTGATGTCGAGATCAGTCGGCCTGCCCGCCTGGTCCAAGCCGTTGAGCCTGTCGTAGGCGTTGTTGATCGCGCGGTTGTAGTCGTCTCGGTTTGCGGCCTTGCCTGTGAAGCTCTCTTCCAGCTTCATCATGTCGTTCGCCACGCTCTGGATCGCCACGCGCTGCAAGCCCTTTGCTGCCGACGCGGTGCCAGGCATCAGGTCCAAGACCAGTTCAGGGTTGCTGTCGAAGAGCTGGCGCATCACCTTGGCGCTGTCGAGCGCGGCTCGCTGGTGGGTGAGCCACGAGTAAGTGCCGACCACCCAGGCGTCCTGCGCGCGCTCCTTCAGCCCCTGCTTAGGGAGCATCGACAAGAAGTCGTTGTACTGGAGGGAGTGCTTGTAGACGTTCTCCCCGTTGGCTGCTTCCAGAACCTCCATCACCTTCTTGAGGTTCTCAAGGTTGGGGATCAACTGCCCAGCAGAGTCGAGCTGGCCGGAGTGGTTGGTGACAGCCTTGACTGCAACGCTCAACGTGATGGCCCGCTCCCTCTTTCCGATGAGGGAGCGAAGGGCTGGCACTGAGCCGATGACCTCGTCTGCTGCGGGCGTGATGCCTGCTCCTGTGAGGAGCATCTCCTGTGTCTGGGTTCCCGGCACGATCGTCTTGACGAGGTTGATCCAAGACTCTCCGTTGTGCTGGATGTGGAGCGATAGGCTGACCGCTTCCTCAAGCTGGGTGACAGCCTCTTCTGCCGGGAGCTTGCGGAGCTCTTCAAGGCCGCCGTCAAATCCATTCAGCTTGAGCGCAGCCTCGATGACTGCCTCGCCTCGCCGGAAGGGCGCGTCCTTGGCCACAAGGTTCACGCTCGACAGCATGAAGCGGGCAGTCCTCTCAGCCTCTGCAACCACCGCCTCATCGGAGATCGTCACGAACTCGCTTATCGACCGCTCCATCGAGTCGCGGAAGCGGGTCCGGTTGACGGTGTCTACCTCCTCGTTCATCTCCTTGACGACCTGAGTGAAGGCAGCGCCACCCGGCTTCTTGCCTGGGCCAGCGATCTCCGCAAGCCGGTCAGTGACCCGGTCGCCTGCTGTCGCCACAGCAGCCTGTGCTCTTCGCGCGTAGTCCTCGGTGATCACCGACGTGGCAGGGTCATACCTGTACCCAACATCCTTGAGGTACCGCTTATCCACCCACTCCGCAGCCTTGGCCAGCCGACTCCCTGAGAAGTTGCTTGGGTCGGCGACGAGAATGGATGCCGCAGAGCTTCCCTTCCCGGCCTCTATCAGGGTCTGCGCCTGCCCCTTGAGCGCCAACAAGGCGTTGTTCTTGGCCCGGGAAGCCCTGCCCAGACCAAGCCCTGTGGCAGCGTCGATGTACGCCATGTTGCGGGGAGCCATACCTCCCTGAGCCAGGGCCGTCTGCGCCCCCTCGGAGACTGCTTGGACAACACCAGCCACATCGCGAGCCAGCGACTCTTGGACCGCCATGGTGAACATGTCCAGTTCATCAGAGGTCATGACGCCGCCCGCACGCAGCTTGCGGAGCATCCCCCTCGCGACCTTGTACCCAGACCCCTGACCAAGGATGCCGGGGCCTACCTCCTGCACCACCCGCGCCACAAGCTCGGACAACTCCACCCCGGCTCGAGGAGTCACAACGCTGCCTGAGCCCCGCGTACCCGCGATGCTGTACAGGCTGTCCATGGTGTCCATCAACACCTTGTGGGCCTGCTTGTACTTGTCCTCGGATACCATCATGGTTCGGCTCAGGAACTTGTAGTCCTCTGGGAGCGCCTGCATGAGCGCGTCCTTTGCCGACTGGTTCATCGTGTCCCGGAACGCGCGAGCCACCGCCCATCCACCACGACCATCCCCCAGCGCATTGGCCATGGTCTTGAGCTTGTTGGTGGACGGCTTGCCCTGCGCTGTTCTTGAGATGAGCGCATCCACGTCCTTGCCTGCTCGACGCCCCTCCTCGACCAAGGCTCTCAGGAGGTTCTTCTGGAACAGTGCTCGCTTCCCGCCCATCCCCTTGACGGCCCGGGACACCACATCACCAACAGGTAGTCCCTTGATGATGTCGTCCTGCACGCGGGCAGCCATAGCGTACATGGAGTTCAGGAACGGCGTCTTCGTGTTTGGAGCTGCGCCAGCGGTCTTGAGCATCTGCTTGAGATGCTGCTCCATCTCGCTCATCGTCATGGTCGTGATGAGCGTGCGGTCGGCAGGGGCTGAAATGCCCGTGACCAGCTTGCGCGCCTGCTCCTCAGTCAACCCTGGAAGATCCTTGAGGAGCCGAGCCGCATCTCCCGCCATCACGTAGCTGCGAGACACGCTGCCCAAGGCGCGGGCGTCGATCTCAGACACAATGCCAGACGACCCTGGGGTCGCCTTTGCGGCTTGGTCGAGGATGCGGGCAGCCTGCGAGTTGCCCCCGAATCTGGCTGCCAAGTAGTCCGCGTTGATGGTCCTGTTGCCAGAGCCCAAAGCCTCCATCGCCACGGCCTGCATCTCAAGCGCAGTCGCTACCGGATTGACTGCTCGGGACGCAGCAATCCCCCTGATGCTGGGTGCGTCAGCAGCGTCTACGGACTGGCCCAAGACCTTCATGGCTGCTGCCCGTGAGGCCAACCCCTGCACCAGCGACGAGTTGTTCAGCAGGTCCACAGGCAGACTGATCGCCTTCCCTGCTGCAAGCCGTGCCGCGCCACCAGCAATCCGGGCCCCAGGCCCAGTGGGTAGAAGAGTGGCTGCCAGCATCCCTGATGCGTAGGCCGGATGGACCCCCATCAGGTCCTCTCCGTAGATCGCCTCCCTCTCCTCCCTGAACGACGGGTTCGCGTAAAACTCATCACCTGCGCCGCGCGACTTGGCGGTCCCATCAATGACCCGGACCATGAACGAGGGGTGGTCGAGGGCTGCGCCAATCGCCTCTCCGGTAGGCAGGTACCGCTCAGTGGCAGTGAACGGACGCGGCATCGAGGCCAGGGGGTCCCTCATGGTTCGGGCGAAGAACCTGGGAAGCTCCTCTCCAATCTTGGAGTAGGGATTGTCCTCAAACCCAGCCGCCTCAAGCGCAGCGCCTATGCCTCGGTACGAGAGGTACGGAACCGAGAGCACGTCCTCCAAGTAGTTCTCACCGTAGTCCCCAACCATCTCTGTGAACTTCGACAAGGCCCCCGTTGCCCCCGGGTACTTCTTCTCAAAGCTCTCAGTGGCGGTGTCCATCGAGTTGATGAGTGGGTTGATCTTGGACCCGATGAAGTACGCAGGATCTCCAGGCTTCCTGGGGTTCCCCTCTTCATCGACGGAGTAGTACAGAAGCTCCTTGTCGGGAAACGTCTCACGCATCTTCTCCATGTCGAGATACGCGCCAGCTCGACCACCCGTTGCCAGCATCAACCCAGCCGACACCGCGTCTGCTGTAGGGAATGCCCCAAAGACTGCCTCGGACGCAGCCACCTCCGGCAGGTTCAGCGCCTTCATTGGCGGCATGTAGTAGTTCTCGTAGATCCCTGACCCACTGTCCGGGGCGCTGATGTCCAACGACGAGCCCTCTGGCAGGCCAGCCTCCTTGGCGCTGACCTCCCCAAACCGGACACGCTGAACCGCTTGGGCTGCATCCAGTGGTCGCTGCAACAACCTGCGCCCATACAGCGAGCGCAACACCTCAGAGGGAGAGGTCAGGTCAATGGGCCGAAGCTCCCCATCATCCCCGAAGACCTCACCCTGTCCGGCGTACCGGCTCAAGAAGAGGTCAGCCTCGACTGGGCTCTGTACGCTACCGGCGCGCGCCTTGACGGCGACCTGCTCTGATGCTGCGTCCCTGGCCTCGAGCCCAGCCAGGGCTCTATCTTGAGCGGAGATAGGTGAGGTGGGCGACACCTGATAGGGGTAGGCCTCCTCGCCCGCCAGCGTCGCTTGGTCCAGCCGCTCTGCTCGCAACGCCAGTAAGTCTGCGTCACTTGGAACGTCTCGCGGCTGTCGGTATACCGGAGGAGCATCCACGTCAGTGAACGTGGTTCCCGCTGCCATGGCTCGCTGGAACTCTTCGTACTCCTCGGGGGTCATGCCTACTCCGTGACAGGCTGTGCCGCCTGAACTGCCTGAGCTTTGCGTCGAGCGTCAAGCTCGCGCGCGCGCTGGGATGCTACCCCGAATGCGCTAACCACTCGCTCTGGAGCGAAGCCTGCGTCGGTCATCGTGCGGAAGCTCTGCTTGACAGCCTCGTGGTTCCCGCTGTTGATGGCCTCGGTGAGCTGGGAGGCGTAGACGTTGTCGTCCTCGCCAAGCTCGGGGATGTCCCCCTTGGCTGCACGGACGAAGCCCTTGAGCATGGCCTGCTTGGCACTCATCTTCCGAGCTTCCTCGGTGATTCCCTCCTGCACCCTCTTGGGCTGGAAGAAGGCCTGCGTCGGAGTGACGCCACCGGGACCGTAGAACATGCTGGTCAGTTCCTGCTCCCGCTGCATGGACGAGTCGGGCCGGATCATCGAAGCCAAGTCCTGCTGCGCCGCCGTGCGCCGCCCAGCCAGGGACGACCGTTCCGACTGCAGCCGGCCCGTGCGGGCGATGGCCTGCATCAGGTCGAGGTCGAGGTAAGCGGTGGGGTCAATGTTGGCCTCAGCCAACTGGGCGCGCTCTTCGTCAGAGATGACCCCATCGTCCCGCATCGCCTCGGCTGTTGCCTTGAAGCCAGCCGACTGGATCACCGCCATGCGGGCAGCCTCACCAGGCAGCGCCTCAGAGCGTGTGATCGACGAGGCTCCCCCACCACCAGTGAATGCTCCAGCGGCAAGAGCTGCTGGGTACATTTCCCTCAGGAAGTCCTCTGCCTGCTCGCCTCCAGCCTCCTTGAAAGCAGCCTCAGTGGCTGCCATTTGGGCCTCCATGGTGGATGCGTTGACAACCGCCTCCGGCAAGTTGCTAAACGCGGCAGTCACAGCCTGGGTTTCATCCATGTTGTGCTTCATCAGGAAACCAGCAAGCTCCCGCGCTGCTCCTGCGGCCTTGTTTGGGTCTTGCATCTGCAAGATCGCGCTCTTTGCCTGATTAGCAAAAGCGCCAAGCTCAACAGCGCCGACTGATTCCGCCGCAGCCCTTCTTGCCAGATCCTTGCTCTTGATGTCGAGAAGCTCACCAAACTCCTCGGGAGCCTTGGTGGCCTCAGCGGCCTTGACTCTTGCCCCATCAAGAGTTTGCTGGTTCGTAGAAGTAGCGCGCGCAAAGCGGTCGTAGTTCGGGGACTCACGCTGCGACGAGCGAGTGACCCGACCCATACGTGGCTGGGACACCTCGGACTGCGCCTTACGCGCATCAGCCAGGAGCTTGTCGTACTCCAGAATCTGCTTGTCCAGAGCGGAGATGCTCTTCTGATACGTCTCCCGTTCAGCCTCGAAGCGGGTCTGGTCCGACGCGATCAGGCCCTGGGCCCGCTTGACGGCCTGCTCAAGAGCTTGCCGCCTACCCATCAGGTAGGTGTCGGCGTACCCCATGCCTCTTGACGTAGCCATGTCAGCCTCCCATCCGAACGAAGAAGCCGGTTGGCATCATCTGTAGTGATTCAGAGAAATCCATGAACTCGTCATCAGACCCGTCGAAGACAAACTTCTGCATCTGTTCATCGAAGATTGATTCAACATCAATCCCGATGTCCCTGAGGAGGTTTTTCCGATCATTGAACCGCGACTGCTTCTTCGCGTTGTTGATGTATTCCTTGTACTCAGATTCCGGCATGCTCAGGATCCCATCAGGGTCATTGCCCGACAGCAGGCTCAACTGGGCATCAGCGCCAAACAGGAACCCAACGTCACCAGCCCTGTCCATGTCGCGCTGCTCACGGAAGTCGAGCGGCACGTCAGCCATTACGCCCACGTCATCCAACGTCTGGACGGCTGCTCCAGAGCCAATCGATTCCCCCCGGCCCATGAGCGTAGGAGTCATGGCGTCACCCGGCACAGGCACACTGGGGGCCGCAACCGGAACAGCTCGGCTCATCAAGAAGTCGTCTACAGTTTCGGCGGTAACGGGGGGCTGTACTGCTCGCGCATCAAGTGCAGCGCGGGTGGCAGCCATGCCGGCATCAAGCTCCTGCCCTGAGGGGGCAATCCCACCACCAAGCTGAAGGGCGGCCACGTCTTCGTCAGTAAACGAACCCAAAGCCTCCCTTGGCCGACCTGCAGCATAGCTCTCAAGAAGCTCCTCATCGGAACCCAGGGCGGCAGCGCCACCAGCGGCAGCGCCAAGAGCCCTCCTCTCCTGCTCAGCCCCAAGCTGCTTCAACGCCCTTGTCTGACCAATCATGGAGGCCGCGTCGAGGCTGCCTTCCAGCATGTCTCGACGGAACGCGCGGTCCCTCTGCTCCTCCTGAGCCAACAAGCCTTCGTTGATCCGTTGCGCCTGCTGACGGCGTTGCTCGCCCAGGTCCATGACGGCGAGCGTGGCTTCCTGGCCAGCCTCAGCGATGTCACCACGCGCTGCGCGCTGAGCAGCCTGACCACGGCGAGCCGCCGCGCCAGAGAGTGCGGTGCCCTGCTCAAGGGCGCGACGCCTGACCTCCTGCTCCTGAGCTGCGCCTCGCACTGGATTCATGAACCGCTGACGGATGGATGTAGCCTCATCCCCAAGCACACCCATCTCGAGCTTTCGCATGCGGGCGCGCAGGCGCTTCTCATCGTCGCCGGGGCGAGCCATGAGGCCGCCAGCAAGGCCGCCGACCCCCAAGCCGACAAGACCGCCTACAGGGCCACCAAGCATAAAGCCTGCGCTGCCACCAGTGACGGCACCCTGGGCCGCCCCCTGCAGCATCCTCTTCTTGTACGGATCCATAGCCATCAGACCATCCATGCTTCTGCGACGACGTTCCACCGCCACATTCTGAACTTGGGGTTTGTGCTCTGCGTCGCCAGGCCCAGGGTGTAGACGCCAGGGCTGAGGTTCTCTTGAAGGATGAACCCGCTGTAGTGGTCCCGTCGAGCTTGCGCGCTGAGGCTTTCATCCAGAGGGCCATTATTCGCCGGGGCCTCAATCTGGACTTGGTGCTCAGTGTAGAGGGGGAGGTTTGACAAGTTCAAATCTCCCACGTCCTGCAAGTCTGTCGAGGTCAGCAACGCGCGGAGCTTGGTTACCGGATCGCCAAACTGAGCGATTCCACCCTGAACGTCGGCGGCGTCGTAGGTGCCAGTTGTCCCGGCGCAGTCGAACTGCAGCAGGATGGCCCTAGCGCTACGGGGCACGATGAACTGCTGCACGGTCCCAGGCACCCACTGCCACGCGGTGACTCCCGCGATCTGGTTTGACGTTGCCCGCTGGGCGTAGCTGTACCGGCCCGTGAACGTAGGGCGCTCCGCTTCACTCACCGAGCCTGACACAGCCTGCAACGTGGCTGTTGTCGCGTTGTACTCAGGCGTCACAACATGCTGCTGCTCACACCACGTTGAGGCGAGCAGGTCGCCAAGAACCACACCCCCGTTGGCGTAGGACTGCATGCCGTCAATGTTGCCCTGCAGGTCAGCGGCAGCGATGACGGTGCCAGACACGAACGTGGTCGTTGGGGCGTAGCTCACTGCGGCACCTGCACCAGCATCGAAAGCTCGATGTTGCCCACGGTTATTGACTCGTTGTTGAACGAGTAGTCATCCCAGGTCGCACCACCGCCAGACCACAACACGGTGTCACGGACGTAGAAGATACCCTGACCAGTGCCGGCCGGGTCCACCCCAATACTGCACACCCCTCGGGCCCGCAGCCGGATCCCGTAGATGCGGGCATCGGTTCCTGTGCGCTGGTAGTGGTAGGAGCGGGACCGCCGGATCGGGTTGCTGAATCGCCCATTCACCGGGTTGAGGACGACCCCAGCCCCACCAGACTTCTCGGTACAGTAGAGGTGCGGAACCAGCATCGTTGCTGCCGTCTGCGCTGTCCGAATGTGGGGAACAGGACTCCCGGCGTCATCCGTGATGTTGGCCAAGTAGGTGCCAAAGTCATCCTGCCCTGGGACCGGAACGTAGTTCGCGCGAGCACTGGAGGTCACGTCCCACTCCAACCAAAACACCCACCCTGCCCCAGAGAATAGCTGCTGCCTCTGTATGCGCTCAGCGTTGACGGCATCGCTGCCACCACCGTACTGCGCCAAGCCACGGACAATGTTTTGCGCCTGGAATGACGTGTAAATGCGGGCGACGTTTCCGATGTCGTACTCAGCCCCAGCGAGCAGGTCCCACTCAGCCACAGTTGTGGTGGTCGAGTCGTTCACCGTGGTGGAGGACGGGGGGTTGTACTTTCCAACAAAGCGAGTGACCCTGCCCTGGTCATCGACCGGGCTTGTTTTCACTTGAGCGATATCCACCCCTTGGGAGCGGACATTGTCTGCGTTGATGGCTGCAGTGGCAGACGCAACGCCCGCGAACAGGCCGTTCATAGAGGCGGCAGAAGCCGGCTCGCCTGGAGCGGGGCGGTAGGGGGGAATCTGAGACATCAGACCCTCCGGTTCTGGATGAGTAGAGCCGTCCCGCCAACACAGAGCTGCGGAATATCCTTCTGGCCGCTGAGCCCCGCTGAGTCTAATCCTGTCAGCGACCACTCGACCGTTACCTGAACAGCCCCCTCTGGTGCCACGGTGGTTCCCACAAGGTGCATGTTCGACCAGTGTGAAGCAACTGCTCCTGTTGAGGCAACCGCCCTACCGTTGACCCTCATGGTCAGAGTGTACCGTGCGGGCAGCGCCCCGTTGTTGGTCCCGTCAGGGTACGTCTCACGCCACGTCCAACAGGAGAACTCTGCCTGGATGACTCCACCCTTACAAGCGATGCTATCGCTACAGAGGATGACACTTCCCCCGGTGTAGTTCCTGAACATCACGCCTGGAGGGTAGACGTAGGCCGGCAAGAAGCTGAATGCCGCTGGGCGCGTGGCTGGATCGGTGAACCTGTACGGAGCCTCGTTCTCCTGATTAGACTGCGTAGGAAGCATCTGATGCAGCGCCCCAGCCGCGATCATGTTTTCGTCCACAGCATCGTGTGGAAGCTGGTCGCGGTCGAGGGCCTGCAGGCTGCCCACCTGCTCAACCAAGGATGCGCGGACCTGCTCGGCGTCGAGCAGCTCCTTGTCCTTCACATCACCCTGCTTGTAGCGGTAGCTCACGTCGGCCTCCGCGTCGTGGCAGCTCGGCCCTCAATGACCTCTGTGGACGAGGCTACCACGCCCAGGGTGTACCCCGTCATGACGATGTCGTTGGTCGTGCTCAACCGGAACTGGACGTAGCCAGCGCCATCCAGTACCACGCTGTATCGAACGTCGATGGGCACCGGCTGGGCCCAGGTGGACGAGTCCCACACCCCAGCCTCTGTGCTCAGCCCTGACGTGAAGGTCGGGAGCAGGGCGCGGTCGGCTGGCTGGCTGGCCAAGGATGGGCCCACGTTGACAACGAGGCCACGGTCAGCCTCAGCCTGCACCGCCGACAAGTTGGAGCCTGTGGTCATCTGGTGGACGTAGACGTAGCGCAAGTGCTTCTTGTCTACACTGTCACCCATGGGCTCGAGGCGAGACAGGTACACCGATGGGGGCGGGGCAGCCGGCACAAACGACTCCCCAGCCTTGAGGTAGCCCATCGACCGGGAGCCACTCATCACGAACAGGCCAGACTCAAGGTTCGGGTTGTTGTTCGCGCCAGCCTGGTGACCAAACACCACGTCCCCCTCGGGGGTCGAGGTCACGCAAGAGACGGGCCATCCCGTGCGGGTCGTCCACTCCTTGCGGTCGTAGTGGTAGATGAGCCCGATACTCAGGTCGTGCGACCCATCGAGCGGCACCCAGAGCTGGTACTCCTTCCAGCGCCGGCACAAGACAGCCACGCTCTTGGCCACCAGCGCGCGGTTGATGCGCCTGATGTAGCCCTGAATCGGCTCGCTGATAATCCTGACCTTGGCCTCACTGCCGCCATCAAGGCCACCAGTCAGCGCGTAGACTCCGTCGTCTGACAAGAACACGATACCGTGCCCAGGCACAGCCTGCGCCGTAGCAGGCGCGCTGCCTCCCGCGTCGAGCAGGAGGGCCTCGATGGTGAAGTCAGGGTAGCTGCCCCGAATCACATCAATCTGGCGCTCGCGGAACACGATGACGCTGTTGTAGAACCCGGCGAGCCCTTGCACGTCCCCGCCGTTCCCTCCCACGTAGAAGTAGTCAAGCTCGTTGAACTGCGCTGGCGTCCCCGGCATCGAGTAGAAGATGGCTGTGGGGTTGCTGGGCCCTCCGTCGAAGAACATGCAGTTCGCTGCCTGGGCCACAAAGCGGGCGTCAGGACAGGGCATCGGGGTCAGCGCAGAGGGGGCCTCGGCACCCAGCGCCGTCCCTGGAACACTGTCGCAGTACATGCGCTCGACGTTGTTCGGGATCTCAACCACGAACTGGAACGTCGTGGTGTTGTACTGAGTCCGGTACAGCCTGCGGGCAACCGTCCCAGGCGGGCCTTGGTCGATGTCCAGGGTGACCACCTTCCGGTAGTGAGTCCCAGACGTGTTCGTCCACGTCGCCGCTGTTGACGGGGCGGACAACGCACTTTCTGAGCCCGTCTGGTCCACGAAGGACATGCGCCAGCGAAACGTGTGCTCAGTATCGTTGCTTGTGACACCAAGGCCACGGTCTTGGTTCTCGTTCCCTGTCGCAATGGTGGAGCGAGCCGAAAGCCCTGCTTGGTACAGGTCGTCTCCCACGTCTACACCCCAGGGTCGTGGGGCTGGTGGGACCAACTCGTAGCCATGGTTGACGTAGGCCTGCGTCAAGACAGCAGGATTGATGCTGGTGGCCTGAAGGTCAATAGGCCAGCCGTTGAACCTGCGGACCCGGTGCCCGTTCGCGATGACCAGCCCGTTTGCAACAGGCGAGTAGCTCGTCGGGGCGCTGTCGATCGCCATGCGCGGTCGGCCTGACTCAAGTGTGAGCAGGCCATCCCTGACGTAGTTCACGAAGTACAGCACACCGCCTGTCTCGAAGAGCAGCCACCGTAGAGCGGCGCTGCGCTCGGACCAGCAAAACAGGCTGTCGATGCGACCGAACGGCACAAACGGAGCGAACGTCGAAGTGGACGTGAGCAGCTTCTCGTAGCCCAGACGGTTGTTCCAGCCGCCCGTCTCCCAGTCCGAGCGCCAGTTGTCCATCAGGGCAGCGGTCCCCTCGGGGGCCGGAATGCGCTGGTCGATGCCGCCGATGCGGGGGACTGGCAGCTTGGTCAGGTTCACGACAGGTGCCTCAGGGTGCGCCAGGGGCGAGCCATGGTGGTGCTCTGCGCGAAGTCGCCCTTCACCAGCATCTGGCTCCGGGTGGTCTTGTACCGCTTCTGCATCCGGGCCAGCACCGCGTCACCGCGCTCTCGGTAGAGCTCTGCTAGCGGCCCGTTGCCATGCTTGATGAAGAGCTGCTCACAGCAGCGGAACACCAGAAGTTGATGATATTCGGGGGGAAATCCCGGGACATCACTATCATCGAGCAGGCGCGGCGGGCGAGCCAGGTAGCGCACCGTGATGGTGAGTACTTCGTCCTGCCGGGGGTACATGCGGATACGCTTGTAGATGCCGTCGTGCTCAGGGAGCCTGCGGCCAGGAATCTGGTACGACGCTGGAATCCCCAAGCCTGAGCCTGAGCCGTTGGAGACAGTCACACTCTCAAGCGACGCTGGGTCGTCCACCTTGTAGAAGGCGTCCGACTGAGGTGTACGCATGTACACCTGCTTTCGGAGCCCGGTGCTGTTGTCCACACCGTTGTTCTGCATGCCTGAAACGCCCATGCCGTCCGTCGCGCCGAACGTCGTCACGGTGCTGTTTGGGCTGGGGGCGCTCTGCCTGTTCCCCAGGTTGTGGACGTACACCACGTCGAAGTCGCCAGCCACAGGGACAGCGTTCGCGACGACCCCCAGGTTGACACAGGTTGGCTGGATAACAGGGGGTGGGACAACCACGTCCTCTGCCAGGATGAAGTTCGTGGGCCTCGCGACGAGGTCCATGTTCAGCATCCACGCTTCGTCTTCCCAGCGGGTCAGGTTGTAGAACGGCTGCCGCTCCTGGCTCGGGTAGCGCAGGGTCACCGACATCACATCCACGCAGTCGATGGGCATATCGACGTACCGCTGCTTGATGGTCGCGGAAACCCCCGTGCCTGCGAATGAAAGGCCTGACAGATCCTGCCCATCCTTCGCCTCAAGGATGAGGTTGTTGGCATCAATGAAGATGCGGACCTGCACCTCTACCGGAAGGGCAGGGAACGCGCCGCCACCGGTTCCGGCGGTGATCTCAATGATGGCACCAGCCATCCACCCACGAAACAAAGCGCGACCCAGCGGGTCTTGCATCTGCACGTTTCCGCTTGGCCCAAGCACGAAGCTCATCCCCGTCACGGACCCATCGGGCTGGATCTCGATGTGGTCCTCGCGCTGAGCGAACAACCACACGTCGTTGGAGAAGAGGCCCCGGTACGCCTCATTGATAAACCGGCGCAGCTCGGCGCGGTACGTCGGTACGTCGGGCGAGTAGTCCAGAATGGACCCAGCCATCGACAGCATCTGCGAGAGGTTCACCATGACTCCTACGGAGAGGCCCCGACCCCCACAGGAGAGGTGGGGCCGGGGCCAGAGAGGGCCTGAGGACGAGGGACAGGCCCCCCCTGTATGACTCAGAACTGCTTGTAGACCAGCGCCTTGACGAGGCCAGCACCAGTGCGAGCCTCCAGCGTGATGCCGAACGCAGGCGAGATGTCTGCGGCCACACGGCCATCGACAGTGCCCGGCGAGGTCTGGCAAGCGGTCAGCATGTTTGCTGCCGCCACAGTGCCGTGGGTCGAGACATCGACATAGCCAGAGATGACCACGTTGACGTTCTGGTTAGCCGCAGCCGCCGTGACGGCAACGCCGATGCAGAGCCCGTTTCCGGTTCCGACCACGGTGCCCTTCTTGACGTAGAGCACCTTATCGGCGCCAGGCTTCGACACATCGCACATGACAACGTCGCCAATAGCGATGGTGTCGTTTGCGAGGAACGTCTCAACCTGACGGCGGTTGGATGCCGTATCGAGGCCGCCAGTTGCGGCGGGCTCGAGGTACTGCAGCATGTCGTTGGTGGCCATTCTATGCCTCCGAGTTGGCGAGGACGCCGCTGGAGAGGAGGTGGTCGAAGCAGAGCTGGGTACGCAGCATCACGTCGGCGCTGCGGCTGGTGTAGCCGGAGAGCTTCTCGAAGTCGCCGAGCGTGAAGTTCGCGCGGGAATCGAAGATGACCTTGATGTGCTTCGTGTTGAGGATGTACGCAGAGATGATCTGCGCAGCCGCGCCACCCGGGTTCGCCGGGAGGTTCGGATCGACGTACATCATCGCGCCGTGGAAGGCGAGAGCGAGCTTGCCGGAGTCCAGCGTAGTCTCGCTGATGTACCGCTCCTTCGCGAAGAGGTCGAGCTTGTACAGCTTGTAGCAGGCCTCGGACGCCAGGATGAGATCCGGCGTGGTGTCAGGCGTGCGCTGCTGAGCGCCGAGGAACAGGTCCGTCAGGAAGCCGGTAGCGCCCGCTCCGAACGCACCACCACCGTTGACGTACTGGTTCTGCAGGTCGGTGAAGGTGGTCTTGGACAGACCGCCGACGACGTTGTTCTGCGCGGCTGCCACCTCAGGCTCAAGGAAGCCAGTGCCAGCGGCAGTGCCACCGTTGAGGGTGAGCATCTCGGTCATGATGGTCGAGGTGCCGGCAACAGCCTGCTTCTCCCACTCACGCTTGAACATGCCCATGACGCTCTTGAGGCGAGCCTCGGCGATGTCCACGATGGCGCGGGGGCCGCTGTTGGACAGCTCCTCCTTGCGCGTGATGACGACTGGCGCGACGTAGTCGGCGAAGTCGAAGGAGGCGTTCCGCAGAACGTCCTTGACGGCGAGGTTGGTCGCCTCGTAGCCGCTGGAGAGCTGAGTGATCGAGCTGTGCTCGGAGAGAATCAGCGGCTGGTCAACCTTCTGGCCACCGTCCACGATGCGGACGCCGCCGGAGCGGTTCATGTGGTCGAGAAGGGGGGTGGTCTTGAAGAGCTGATCGACCTCATCCTTGATGAGTTCGCGCAGCGTGGACGACAGGATGTCGTTGCTGAGGACTGCCATGGGGCACCGTGGGTACAGGGTGGAACGATTCTGTGTTCGACCGTGTCCCGCTACGGTGGGGTGTCCTGCAACAGGGCCCGGGCGGGGGGTAGCACGGGAACGCTACCACGCCGCCAGGAACCCTGCAACTTCAGCTACTTACGGTGAGCCTGGAGCCACTGAGCCACAGCCCAGCCACCCTGAGCCCGCACAGCAGCAGGCACGCGGTTCGACCCGGTGGCGCGTGAAGCTCCCCCGATCTTGAGCCCAGCCTTCTTCGCCTCGCCCCGCACACGGAGCAACTCAGCACGAAGCTGCTCACGCTCATGCAGGGCGCGGCTACCCTGGACGATCGCGTAGGCGCGCTCCAGCGTCAGATTCTCATCCGACTTCAGGAGCTTCACGACATCAGCCTTCACCTCAGGCTGGTTGATGTCTGGGTTGTCGGCCTTGAACCGCTCAAGCTGTGCTCGACGGTTCGACAGCTCGACCTCCTGACGCACGGGCTCGAGAGCCTGGCGCAGGGAAGCCGCCACCTGCTTGTCGATGTGGGCCTGCACACTGTCTGGGTCGAAGGGGTCGAAGCCCACCTCTGCCTCAGACCGCGTCTTCAGGTCCTCCATGAACTTGCCGCTGGTCAGCGCCTCGCGCTCAGCCTGCAGACGCTTCCGCTCTTCTGCCACCTGCTGGGTACGCTTCGTGGTGAGCGCACGCAGGTTCGCGACGAGCTTCTTCGCATCATCAGGCAGGGCTTCAAACTGCTCCTTCGACACGGAGAACGGGTTCTCCAGAGCCTCAGCGGTCAGCTTGCCAACCGGGTCCTCCTCCACCTCGGGCTTGTCACCCTCGGCAGCGAGCGCGGCGCGGAGCTTCGCGATGGCCTCTTCCTTGCGGGAGGCCTTCTCGTTCAGCGGGACTGTGACATCCCCACTCTCCTCGGTGATCTGCTCTGCCTCCTGGGGGGCAGCCTCCTCGGAAGGGGCAGCCTCCTCAGCAGCAGGGGCGGTGTTGTCCGCCTCCATCAGCAGACCTCGACAGAGAGGTTGCCGTCCTTGGTCCAGCGCGTCTTGGCGGCGGGCACGCCCATCGACAGGCCCTCCTCCGCTGCGCCGGCCTTGAACCACGTTCGGAAGGTCAGGTCCTCGACCCCCACATTCTTGGAGTGCTTGTCGGCAGCGTCACTGGCGGTGGCCAGAGCCACAGTCATGTCGCTTCCAGCAGGCATGGCAATAGCCACCCGCAGGGTGCCGGGCTTCATCTTGGGCATGTCGTCGTCCTCTGCCTGCTACATGCGCTGCATGAGCAGGTCGTCCTCTTCGACTTCCATCTCAGCGCCCCCCATGGGCCCCTCGACTTCCATCACCTCTTCTTCCGCAGCCATCGGAGCTTCTCCCTCCATCGGCTGCTTCAGGAACATTGCGAAGTCCCGGCTGTCAGCCAGGGTCCGCAGCTTGCCAGCGAGGAGCTGCAGGTCGCGATCGTCCTGCACTCCCTCCACGTCAGCCATCGCCAACGTGTCCGCCAACTCCGCGTCAGCGGCGGCCGTGGCCACCATCATGAGCTGGTTGACGAACTCAGGCGGCAGCACCTCTTCGTCAGCGGAGAACGTCGGGTACTCATCAGCCATCGGGCCGAAGGCAGGCAGCACGGCGTTCAGCGCATCGACCACCTTGTTCAAGGCCGTCATGCTGAAGTCGCCCTGCGGAGCCATCTCCGTCAGAGTCTCGTCGCGAGCAGCGTCAACCTCATCTGCGCGAGACATGGCCTCGTCACGAAGGGCATCCAAGCTGTCCATACTCATGTCAGTCTCCACGAATGGCGGTGTCGAGCATACCACGCTGCTGCAGCTTGGACACACTGAAGGTCGAGGCAGCAGCATCACTGGCGTCCATGCCAGAGGCGAGCTTCGACTGGTACTCCTGGCTGTCGGCTTCAAGCTGCTTCTGCTCGGTGCCGAACGTGTCCACGCTGTCCTCGATGAAGTTCTTGTCGAACTCCGTCGCACGCACCAAGCCCTTCTCCCGCGCGATCTTGTCGGCCTCCTTGGTGGAATCCACCCACTGGCCGAGCCCGCGATCGAAGTAGCCGGTGTCCACACCACCCCACGACCCACGGGTCCGCGCTGGCATCGTCACCTTGGGGTACAGGTCTGCGCCACAATCACAGTCCAGGGCAGCCGGCTTCTCCTCCACCGAGCACAGGACCTCCTCTCGAGCCCCACATGCTTTGCAGAAGTAAGGGTAGAGCGGCATCAGACACTCCCCATCATGGCTGCGATGTCATCCGGCGACGCCGTGGCGACAGCAGACTGGATGTCAGGCGGCGCTGCACCTGCGTCCATCGGACCAGCAGCACCAGGCGGCGGCTCTGGTGGTGGGGCCAGAGGGATGTCCTCAAAGCCCAGCATGGTCGCGGCCTGCTGGAGCAGGAACTTGGGGTCCGCACCCAGCGCCTGCAGGGTCGGCACGTTCATCAGGAACTGCTGCTTCCGCATCGCCTCAGACACCGGGGTCTGGCCCTCGTCCTCTGCGTAGACCTTGAAGTCTCCGAGCAAGTCGGCTGCAGACGGGCGGGTAGGCGAGCCCTTGATGTCGATGGGGATGGTCTTGTCGTCCACGAACGTGGCGAGCGTGGCGAGGTACACCCGCACGAGCTCCTCGATGGTGGCGTCACGCTTCCGCGCGAGGTGACCAAGCTGAGACGACGAGTAGCTGACCAGCGCCGCAACTTCAGCAGCAGATGCTCGACCACCCAGACCCTGACCACGGCTGAACGGGTCTTGGTTGGTGGACGTGTACTGGTCGTCCATCACCTCGTTGACGTACCGGCTCGTCTCGGCCGGCAGCGGGGTGTGGGGCACGGGCATGATCTGCTCAGCCAGACTCTCACCAGGGTCGAGGTCCACTTCGATGAACAAACCATCAACACCAGACCTCATGTAGCCCTGGTTCTCCTCATCGAGCGCGCCCGACCGGACGAGATACTGCCGGGCCACCTTGCGGACGGCCGACGCCTGGAAGCTCCGCACGATGTTCTTCTCGTAGAGCTGGTCGTAGATG